TATCTCCGCCTTCTATGGTTGGATACCTTAATTCTAATCTGGCTTCATTTGGTGTAATGATGCCACCATTAACCAGTGTTTGATGGTAACTAGCTACATCCTTTAGCTCTGGCTGTAGGGCGCTAATATTACTAGTTACTGGTGCTATATCATAACCAAAATACCGCTCTAGTGCACTGTTGTACAATCTAACTAGAGGTAGCACAGTTTCTAGGTAGAATAGGCGTAGATTAGGAGAAATATTTGCATTATTTCCTCCTTGTAATAATATAGGCGGAACACCTATACTAGTCATTATACGCTCACTGTGTGTGCGCATAGCTACGTCAAAATCTAGGTCATCAAAATTTTGATCACTTAGTTTTTGTGGCTTTAATCCGCTGTCTAGGATAATTGGACGTCTACCACCTGACTTGGCGTTATATCGCTGCTGCCAGTAAGTAACTGTTTTTTCCTTGGCTGCTTGACTTAGCGTATTTTCAGTGGTAAGCACTAAACCAAAAATTGTACCATTCTCAAAAAACTTTTGCTGAAACTCTTGCATGCTGTAAAGTATGTTAATATTTTCTAAACATGCTTCAAGCCTGCTAGCTCCGCGGTAGATACTATCACTGTTCAAGTCTTTAAAGTAAAATACTTCACGCTCTGTAAAGTCTACTTTACCATTGTAACGATAGCCACGAATAAACGTTTTAGGGTCTGTTAGTATTTCTACATTGTTTGCTGGTAGGTGGTACATAAACGTACCATCAAAATGTATAAATGCATTACCGTCAAGCATTATATCTTTGAACAGCTCTGTGCGAAAATCTATTGCGCTTTGATAGGGATTAGGCCTAAAGTTAAGCAGTGTTGACAATGTTTTTTGGCGTATGCCAACTACAACACCTTCATGTACTTTGTCTTTAATATCATAATCAAGACTTGCACAAGCATTAACTACTAAGTTAACTGACCTATTTACACTATCTATATTTCTAAATGCGTTACGAAAGTTAATAATGCGGCTTTCGCTGCCAACATGAGTACCTTCATCACGATGTATAACTTCTTGAGCTGGATTAAGTTTTTCAGTAATCCAACTACGTATTCTTTCTAACGCCATCTAAGCCCCCTGTGAACTCACTAAAGTAGCTGCCATAGGAACTTCCACGAAATACACCCTCACCACTTTGATGTTTTTGTTGTTGCACTTCTATCCAACGTCGTTGCTTGTCTACACTATTAGGTGCTGGACTTTTACCATAAATGCCGTGTAGTTGTACATGATGTCTATTACAGAGTGTATAGACTAAGTCATATATTTCTACATGGTGTTCTTGGATGAAACGATCGCGAACAGCTAGTATAGCTTCATCGGTGCTTATATCAATACCATTAGCACGTGACCATACCTCTAAGAGGTGGGTAATGCTGTGCAGGTGATGAAGTTCTAATTCTAGTTGGCTGTTACAAATATAACAATGTGATTGCTTTGTATAAGCAGATTTTGCCTTGTCACGAATCCACTTTACTGGTATGCGTTTATTTGTGTTTACTGCCATAAAAATATTATTCCACAATTTTGATAATTATAGCCTAAAAGGTACACAATTGTCAATAGGTAAATTTTACCTACCCTAAACCTAAAAGGTTGTAGCCAACTAACAAACAAAAACCACATTTGAAACCGCAACCAAAACAGTGTATAATAGTAGTTTCAAACTAAAAATACAAACAAAATGAACAGCGGAATATATCAACTAAACTTTTCAAGCGGACACTACTATATAGGCAAGAGTGAAAACATACCCAAGCGCTGGGAAACGCATAGGCGTAACTTCCAGCAAGGTAAACACACACGCAAGATGCAGTGGGCCTACGACAACTATGGTATGCCAGATTTCACTATACTAATGATAGTACACCCAGACCACATAGATCTATACGAGGATGCCTTAATACAGATTAGCTGGGTTGACCAACTAATACTCAACGGCACTAAGCCACCACCAATACCACAAGAACAACTAGATAAACTTGATCAAGCAGAGCGTACTACCATAGACGACCATAAGATTATGCAGTTGGGTACGCTAGAACATATTGAATGGTTGTGGCGGTTTAAGGAACTGTGCGAACAGTATAAACAAGAATTACAAGAGCTAGAAGACAAAGACCAACTAGTCAAACAGCTTAAAAATCTCGAGCACACCAACACAACACTCACCAACACTAATAGAGCACTAAGGGATGAAATTAAACACTTTAAACAATTAAACTGGTGGCAACGTATTTGGTATTAAACTACATAGCTGTATAGTGCATAACGCAAGGCATCAGCCATGTGCGAATACTTATCATGCTTTGGTCGCTCTTTAACCAATCCCTCACGATCGTCCCAGCGATACTGATCTAGCATTTCTATAACATGTGTACAGTCTTTATGCACACGCAGCCTACCTTGCTGGACTAGTGTTTGCACATAGGCAATGCCTGGTAGTACATCTTTTTTAGCACGTGTGGTAGCTATTTCATAGTTGTAGGCTAGGTCAGCAGCAAATTGTGCAGCAGCACTGTCGATAAATACTGTTTCTACACCCCAGCGACTAATCATCCTGTGAAAATGCTCTGCATGCTCACGTGTAGTCCTCTCCGACTCACAATAATCTTCTACACAGTAGAAGCAGTCCGTATTAAAATCATAGACAACATTAACCCAGGCAGTTTGGTCACGGTAACCTGGATCTAGTCCACTAAAGGCCTCACCACGTAATTCCGGCAGTTCGTCAATGATATACTCGGCTCTAAACCCTTCATAGATTTGCCCTAAATAGCTAGTAAAGCTGGCCATGTACTCCTGCTCGAACTCTGACTTAGGCATTGATCGTCTGGCTTCCTCTACATCCGACTCAGCCATGCGGGTATTCTCCGAATAGTCAGCCTGCAGACTACACCACTCCGGAAATTGTGGGTCAAAGCCGCGCTGATAAAATCTACTAAACCAGTTTTGCTTGCCGCGTGGTGTACTAATAAATATTGCCTTAGCATTAGGTTTATCTAGTGTAGGACGTAGCTGTACGTTAAATGCCTCCTCACCACGCTCCGACAGGGCAGCCTCATCAAATATTATAAGATCATAGCTGCGACCTACTGTACTATCCACCGTACTAATAGAGCCCATCCTTATAGTACTGCCATTTGACAGCTCAATAATTTTATCTTTAAGATTGTCACGCTCTACTTCCAGGTCAAAATGTTTGATCAACTTACGCTGTAGCTCAAAACTTATTGAACTAAGATTATAGTTAGGCGATATAATTAATACATTGCAGTTGGGTACTAGTGTTACCAGTTGACCAATAATATTGGCTATGTATGTTTTGCCTAATCTGCGTGCAAGTGCAGCGCAGATAAAGCGGTACTGTGGGCTATTGACGGCATTGATTAATGCTATCTGTGGGCGATTGATTGTATCGTAGATGTTTAGTAGTCGTAGATAGTTGTCTATAGGCAGTTTAATAAATCTGCGGCCAGGATCAAAATCTGTAATATAATCACAGTCTACATCGGGGCGGGAAACTACTAGCATTAAACGCCCTCGCCGCTAATCAATTTGTGTATAAGCTGACCATACTTTGATCCATCGCCCTCGTTAATTTGCACGTTCACCTGCCGTTGCGGTCCGCTGGCTCCCTGCTTGGCCTTTTCCAGTTGTATTTCACGATCTAGGAGGTCCATGCTCATTTTATGGCTAAGGGCTAGTAGTTCAGCAATGTCCTTGCTACTACCAACACCCGACTCCTCCATTTCTACAAACTTTTGCTTGATCAGTGCATCCATTGCGCGGCGCATGAGAAAGCGGTTGTTATAGCCAGTGTCAAAAAATACGTGGTCTATGTAATTGCGTACCTCGCGGCGGGCTAGTGTGGTTGTTACCAGTTCAGGATCTAGATCCAGCTCGTGTGCAACTTGTCTGGCGTCTTGTACCTGCAAGTAGCAGTTGGCTATTTCTAGTGCTTCGGGGCTTATCTTGAGGGTTTCTGCTGGTAGATGTGTACTCATAAATTTCTCCATTTTGTGTGAGTATAGCACTAGTGGTGGGCTGCTTGCAAGTTGAAAATTTTTGGGTAGGTTGGGTGGGTTTGGGTGGTTTGGGGTATGGTGTTGGCGGTTTAGGGTCAGATTTGGCACCTTGGGCTTTTGAAAAAATTTCCATGAAGTACGCGTGTGGGTGGGCCCCACGGCTATAAATAACATAACAGTCTGATAACCGCCCTAGTATACCATATACCTAGCAGTTTGTCAACTACCACTCGTCAGCCGACTAATGGCACTTGCTAACCACTGAGATTGGCGTATAATGAAGATTCTTTCAACGCAACAGGAGTAGCTAAAATGGCAACAGCCAAAGCCCCTAACTATAGCCCTGAGCAAACTGCTCAGATTGTGGCCGACTATCAGGCCGGTGTTACGGTTGAGCAAATTGCCCAAACTATGGGCAAGACTGTTCGCTCAATTGTAGCAAAGCTCAGCCGTGAAAAAGTTTATATCGCTAAAGAATATAAAACCAAGAACGGTGAAGCTCCCATCAAAAAGGATGTTCACGCCGACTTCATCGGTGCTGCTCTCAAG